GCAAGAGCAGAGCAAGATTTTACGGAACTTACTAGTTCTATTGGAAATAATTTTACACAATTAAAACCAGAGTATCAGGCTATTGTTCTTGATGCTAAATATAATGCTGGTACATTTCCCAAACTTGCTGAAAATCTTAACAACTTCCAAACATCGCCGACTCCAGACAACAGAACTGCTGTTATAAAAGAGTCTAGGAGAGTTGTTGGTGGAAAGCCTGTAAGGGGTTTAGATAATAGGGCTTTTAAAGTTTTATTTGATTCTGGCATTGTATCATCATTAGATGACGTAAAGCCTATCCTTACACTTGCAAATACAACTGATAGACAGCCTACAGCTAAACAAGATAGAGATGATACACTTGAAAGTTTAACATTTGCAGAGTCTGTGCCTGGAACACCAATACCCAAGAAAAAACCAGAGTCTCCATTGCCAGTTGGTAGTATGCGTTTTACTGGTACATCAGAAGCACAACCAGAAGAAAGGCTACCTTCACGGTTTATTGAAACAAGACAACCAGATACACAATCGGTGCAAACCGTTACTGATTCAGAAGAGCCTTTGTCTATCATCGAAACAAGAGAAGAAAAAACCCAACAGGCTGAACCAGAGCCAGATATACAAATATTAGAGCAAAGAGCAGTAGATGAGCCAGTTATAGAAGAGCCTGATAATATTGCTTTACTAGAAAGAAATAAACAGATTCAGGAATCTAAAAATATTCCAGAAATAACACAGCCACCAGACACCTTTAAAAAACCAACAAGAGATACAAATCTTCTTACTCCATCAAGACCCATTCCAGCATCACAGATACGAGCAACAGAAAGAGCTTTTGAAGCAGAAAAGAAAACACTGAGTCTTGATATTGCAAAAAGAGTAATTGATGAAGATTGGGGTCTTTCTTATGTTTTTGAGGGAAGAGAAGAGTTCAAACCAGACCCAGATTTTGAACTAACAGAAAGTTTTTCTAAAGAATTGATAGCCGACTTACCAGAAGATTATCATGCGCCCATATTAGAAAATAGTTTTAGTGAATCACAGGCGCGATTTCAAAGACAGGAAGCATTGAAACAGTTTGCTTTTGACAAGGATATAGGCGAGTTGGGATGGAAAGGTGTTGCTTTGAGAATGGGTGCTGCTGTAGTAGACCCTTTTGCTATAGCAGTAAGTATTGCAACTGAGGGTGTAGCTGCACCTTTGATTTGGGGTAATAAATTATCTAGGCTTGGCAGAGTATTTAGAGGAGCAACAACCGCTGGTGCAACAAACGCAGCCATTGAAGCATATCTTGTAAGCCAGAATGATTTTAAAGATCCATATGATATACTATACGCAATGAGTGCTGGTATTGTTCTTGGTGGCGGTGTGGGTGCATTGGGAAGAACAGATACGTCTGACCCTATGATAAAAGCACTCAGTAGAATGGCAACACACGCAGACAATGCACAAAAGATTGAAACAACAAATGCAATTAAAGCAAACGTATTAGATGGTGATCCGAATAATGAATTATCAGTTGGTGCTGCTGTAAATCCAGATTCTTTGCCAAATCAGGTAAAAGAACTACGTTCTGATATTGATGATGTATTAGATAAAGCAGGAGAGCCAGTAGAAGCAGCGGCTACAAAATTAGGGCCAGTACCACTTAGATTTGATATGGCTGGGTATTTATTAAACAGTCCAAACAGGATAGCTAATTTTTTAGGAAGAATATTACCAGAAGACCCTGTTGGATTTAGAAAAGATAAAAATCTTGTTATACAAGAGTCAGCAGATATTTTAAAAACAAATTCTATGAAATCATCTTTTGCACGATTTTACCAAGTGTATGATACGGCTTATAAAGACTGGGCTAAAGGGCAAGGTTATGGTATTTTTAAAAGAACATTTAATGTTCCTCGCAGAGAGTTTGGAGAACTCGTTGCAGATGCTATCGAAAACCCAGATTTGCCAGTAAGCGCACCAATAAGAACAGCAGCAAATAGACAAGCAGAAATACAAAGAGATTTATTAAGAGCAGCCAAAGAAGCAGGGGTTGAAGGGTTTGAAAATGTACCTGAAAATTTAAGTTATTTTACTCATCTTTGGGATGATTTTAAATTTAGGGATGCATCAGATAAATTTTCCACAGATTCGGTAATAAATTTGCTTACACGTTCTTTGATGAAAGGAACAGAAGATTTGCAAGAAGATGCTGCTAAACAAATTGCAAAAGGAATGTATATAAAATTATCAAGAAGTGCTGCTGGTATGGATGCTGGTGCTGCTCGATTGTTTAATGCAACCGATAGAGATGTTATGAGACAAATATTAATTGATGAAGAATATATGTCTGCTGAAGATGCAGATAAGTTAATGGGTTTATTTTCACAAAAACCAGATGGAACACCAGCTAGAGCAAAACGCAGATTACGTTTTGACATGAACCATGCAGAAACTGCTGTAAATAGAAAAGGTGTTCAAGAAGTATTAAGAATCAAAGACTTACAGGACAGAGACGCAGAGCAAGTATTCACACGATATGCAGCAGAATTATCAGGCAGAAATGCACTTGCTAAAGTAGGAATAAAATCAGAAAGAAGTTTTAACAAATTACTTGATAGAAATTTAGCAGAAGCAGCAGATAGAGAAGGTAACGCTGGAAAAGCAAGAGCAGAAAAAGATAATCTGGTTGCACAAACTATCTTCAATATGATTATCAATAGACGTGCGCCATTGGCAGCTGATGCACAAGGTAATTTTGCTAGGTCAGCTAGGCTTGTTCAAGATTATAATTTTATAAGATTAATGAACCAAGTAGGTTTTGCCCAAATAGCAGAATTAGGAAATGCTCTAGCGATTGGTGGTTTTAGAGGTGTTTTGCAATCTGTGCCTTCTATAAAATCAATGTTAAAAAGAGCAAGAAATGGCGAAATAGAAGACCCAGTAATGAGAGACCTTGAAAGTGTTTCTGGTATCGGCTCAGACAGATTGACAATGCAAGCAATGAATAAAGCAGATACGATAGGTGTTTTTAGTGAGGGCAGAGGAGATTTAATAGATAAAGCATTATTCGGTGGGCAACCCCTTAAAAGAATTACGGCTGACATATCTGGAATGGCCCCAGTAACATTAGCCTTAGAAAGAATGGCAGCGCGTATTGCAGTACAAACATTAACAGATGTCGCGTTTCGTAGCAAAAAACTTTCACGAGCAAGATTGGCTGGTCTAGGTTTAAGTGAAGAAATGTCAGAAAGAGTTTTCAATCAAATTAAAAAAAATGCAATAACACAGCCTTCAACGTTGTTTAGAAATAAAAAAATAAAAGCCATAAATCTTGCACAATGGGATGACACAGAATCAAGAGATGCGTTTACAGTTGCTATTGCACGATGGACAAGAAGAAGCATACAACAAAATGACGTGGGTAATTTAAATTTATATATGACTTCTACTATGGGTCAGATACTTACACAGTTCCGCACATTTATGCTTGTATCTCATGCCAAACAATTTTTACACAACATCAAAGCTAACGATTTTAAAGCATATTCAGCAATGATGTATTCAGCAACATTTGCTGGTTTGTCTTACATGGCACAACAACAAGCAAATGCGATTGGAAGAGAAGATAAAGAAGAGTTTTTAAAAAAAAGATTATCAGCAGAATCTATAGCAAAAGCATCTTTTCAAAGAAGTTCTTGGGCTGCATTGTTTCCTGGTCTAATTGATACAGGGGCTGCTTTCTTTACTGATGACCCAGTTTTTGCATATAGAAGCACAGGGTTAGATACACAATTCATAACAGGAAACCCAACAGTCCAATTAATTAGTAAGGGTATTGGTAGCGCACAAGCTGTTTCTCGTTCCATAATAAACCCGGATTTACAATTTTCACAAGGAAATCAAAGAGCATTAAATACTATAGTTCCATTCAACAATGCTTTGGGTATTAAAAATGCTTTAAACAAGTTAGTTGATATGCGTCCAGAGAGTACAAAAGTAGAGTAGCACTTTGCTGACACATAAAAATAAGGTATAAGGATTTAAGTAGGAGTAGATATGACAGTCAGTAGCACTACAACAAAAGTCAGCTATAGTGGTGATGGCACTACCTCTGCTTTTGCCTATAGTTTCAAGATATTCCTAGATACAGAATTAAAGATTGTTATTAGAACAGATAGCACTGGTGCAGAAGTTACCAAAACAATCAACACAGATTATCTTGTAAGCAATGCTGGTGAGCAAGATGGTGGCACTGTTACGTTTAAGTTTGATACTGGTAATTCTGATGATAGTAATTACGATACAACGGACAGAAGACCACAAAGCGGTGAGACTCTTTTAATAAAACGTGTAATGACACTTACACAAAATACAGACTATACACCCAATGATAGCTTCCCAGCAGCTTCACATGAAGATGCATTAGATAAACTCACATTTATAAATCAACAGCAACAAGAAGAGTTAGACAGAACATTTAAGTTTGCAGAAACTGATACAGGTTCAATAACCATACCTACCTCAACAGAAAGGGCTAGTAAGTATCTGGGCTTTGATGGAAGTGGTGATGTTATTGCGGTGTCTGGAACAGCAGATGTAACACCAATATCCACGTTTGCTGCTACTATTGTAGATGATACGAGCGCATCTGCGGTAAGAACAACTATCGGGCTTGGTAGTTTAGCAACTCTAAATACAGTAGGCTCATCACAGATAGATGCTAATTCAGTCACAGCAAGTGAACTTAATATATCTGGCAATGGTAGTTCTGGGCAATCAATTGTTTCAGATGCAGACGGCTCTTTTAGTTATTCGACTATTTTTCCTTTTGTAGCTGGTATGGTTATTCCCTTTGCTGGGTCATCTGCCCCCACAGGGTTTTTATTGTGTGGCGGTCAAGCTGTAAGTCGCACAACTTATTCTGATTTGTTTGCAGTTGTTGGAACGACGTATGGTGTTGGTGATGGCTCGTCTACATTTAATCTACCAGACTTACAAGGTCGTGTAGTTGCTGGTAAAGATGATATGTCTGGGTCATCTGCCAATCGTTTGACTGACCAGACAGGTGGTTTAAATGGCGATACATTAGGTGATACTGGCGGTACAGAATCACATACATTAACCACTGCACAACTACCAGCGCACAGTCATGGTACAGTAGTAACTGCCGTAACTCCAAGTTTTAAAACTAACACTGGGGATGGTAGTGCGTCTGTGGTTCAAAGTATAAGTGTATCTTCGGGAGCTACAAACACAGGTTCTGGTAGCGCACACAACAACGTACAGCCAACAATCATTCTCAACTACATTATAAAGATATAAAGCCATGACAGTTACAACAACCACAACGACAAATACATATACAGGCGATGGGTCTACCACTGCTTTTAGTTTTACCTTTGAGATATTAGAAACAACAGATATCAAGGTAATTGTTGTAACAACAGCAACAGGTGCAGAGTCTGTTAGGTCTATAGGTACAGGTAGTACAAACTATGCAGTAACTGGCACTGGTAATGTTAATGGTGGTACAGTCACTTTCGTTACTGCTCCTACGGCAAGTCAAACTGTATTCTTAATGCGTAATATGAGTTTTACACAGCCTACTAATTACAGAGTAAACGACCCATTCCCAGCAGAAACACATGAAAATGCTTTAGATAGAATGGCATTGCAAATACAGCAGATAGGAAGACGATTAGATAGAGCCTTACTTAGACCAGAATCAGATACAACATCCGGCACATTGCCACATAACATTGACCTCAAGGGTGGTGTGTTAAAATTTAATTCTAGCAGTGGTGTGCCAGAGGCAGATAGCACCCTTACATCTGTTGCAACTACATCCGTAAATGGATTGATGTCTAGCAGTGATAAGGCAAAACTAGACGGTATTGAAGCAAGTGCCACAACAGACCAGACTGCAAGTGATATAAGAACACTTGTTGAAAGTGCAAGTGATAGTAATGTATTTACAGATGCAGACCATACTAAGTTAAACGCTATAGAAGCATCTGCAACGGCTGACCAAGATGCATCTGACATAAGAGCATTAGGTTTTTTTGATACATCTAATGATGGCGCATCATCTGGATTAGATGCGGATAAATTAGATGGGCAAGAAGGTAGTCATTATTTAGATGCTGGTAATCTTACAGGCGCAGTAGCAAATGCCAGGCTAGATGCACAGCTACAAGATGTGGCTGGATTAGCTGTTACAGATAGTGGGTTTATTGTAGGTGATGGGTCTAACTTTGTGCTTGAAACTGGTGCTACGGTTAGAACATCACTTGGGCTTGGTACGGCTGCTACGTTAGATACTGGCATATCAAATACAAATGTGCCTAAGTTTACGAGCGGTGTAGCAGATGATGACTTTTTGCGTGTAAATGGTACAGCAATAGAAGGACGCTCTGCTGCGGAAGTATTGTCAGACATTGGCGGTATTACAGCTAGTTCTACAGATACTCTGACAAACAAAACGATTGATGCATCACAACTATCAGGCACGGTCTTAGATGCACGATTACCAGATTCTATATCCAGCAACATAACAGGCAATGCTGCTACAGCCACGCTTGCATCTACTGCAACGGTAAGTGATAGCACAGCTAATACAAACTTCCCTGTGGTGTTTCACGATGAATCAAATGCTTTGTTAGATGATACTGGTGCATTACGATACAACCCAAGCACAGGCGAGTTACTTGTGCCAAAATTAACAGTAGCTGGAACAACAACGACTGTTGATACAGTTACAATGAACGCAGCTAATGCAATCGTGTTTGAGGGTGCTACGGCTGATGCCTTTGAGACTACGCTTACAATACAAGACCCAACTGGTTCTGATAAAACTATTACACTTCCAAATGCCACAGGCACTATTCTGTTAGCTGATGGAGATGGCTCTAGTCTTACCAATGTAAACGCTACCACCCTTGATAGCGTAGACAGTACATCATTCTTGCGCAGTGATGCGGCAGATGTAAAAACAAGTGGAAATTTAAGATTTAACGATAGCGTAAAAGCAACATTTGGAACAACAGATGATGATTTACAAATATTTCACTCAGGTACAAACTCATTTATTCAAGATTTAGGAACAGGAAATCTTTATATTACGAGCAATGGTACGCAGATTTTATTAAGAAACACAGCAGATAACGAAGATTTAGCTAAGTTTATTAATGGTGGCGCAGTGGAACTATACCATGACAATAGCAAGAAGCTAGAGACTACATCAAGCGGTGCGACAGTAACAGGGGTGCTTACTGCTGATGGCTTAGACTTAGGTGATAGTGAGAAAATACGACTAGGTGCATCTCAAGATTTAGAGATATATCACGATGGCTCAAACAGTTTCATTAACGATGTTGGAACTGGAAGTGTTGTAATGAGAACGAATGGTAGCTTCTTTCAGTTTGATACACCTTCAACAGTTATGGCTAAATTTATTAAAGATGGGGCAGTAGAATTAAGGCATAACAATAATCTCAAGTTTTCAACTTCTAGCACTGGTGCGACAGTAACAGGAGTGCTTACTGCTGATGGCTTAGACTTAGGTGATGATGAGAAAATACGACTAGGTGCTTCACAGGATTTAGAGATATTTCACGATGGTTCTAATAGTTTTATTAAAGATACTGGTACTGGTGATTTAGTAATAGAAGCAACGCATCTTAGATTTAGGGCGGCTAATGGTGAAACATACTTTCTTGGAACAGCTAATGGTGCAGTAGAACTTTACTACGACAACAGTAAAAAGATTGAAACTACATCAACTGGTGCGACAATCACAGGCACAGCTAAAGCTACCACAGCATTTCAAGTTGATGGTGCATCTTCTGGAAGCGGATTATTCGGTGCGTCAGGTTCATCTGGTGGCGCAAAAATTAATGCCAGTGCAGGAAGTGACGCTACAACTTTTATAGATTTTGATGCTCCTGATATTAGTGCTAGTGGGGGTGATATATTTTATAGGTTTGGACGAGGTACTACAGAAGCCACTGATGAATTAAGTGCATTAGTTTTTTATGCACATGATAGTGGTAATAATCCTGTTTTCCAAGTTACAACAAACTCTGATCTAACATTAACTTCTTATGATGCTGGTTCATCAGAGAACCCCACACTAGATTTATACAGAAACAGTGCAAGTCCTGCCACAAATGATAAACTTGGTCATATCAATTTTAGTGGTGAAAATGATGCTGATGAGAAAATCGTATATGGAGAAGTGGAGGGTCAAACTACATCAGCCGCAGATGGTAATGAGTACGGTGCTGTTAATATAAGTGCAATGATAAATGGCACATTCACACAACATTACAGTGCTATTTTTGGAGAAAATAGATTCAGTAGAAACATTCGCTTAAATACTGGAATTAATTTATTGTTTGAGGGGGCTACGAATAATAACAACGAAACGACCCTGACTGTCACCGACCCCACAGCAGACCGCACCATAACATTACCTGATAGCACAGGCACTGTTCAATTAACTAGTTCATCAGACAGACGTTTAAAGAAAAACATAGAACCAGCATCATCTGCATCTCAGAAAATAGATGATATCAATGTCTATCAATTCGACTGGATAGAAGATAACAAGCATGAAGATTTCGGTGTCGTAGCACAGGAGATGCAAGAGGTATTTCCTGACTGTGTAGCAGTACAAGACCCAGAGACAGGCTATCTTGGAATAGATTACAGCAAGCTCGTTCCTGTGTTGTTAAAAGAATTAAAAGATTTAAGGGCAAGAGTTGCTGATTTAGAGAATAAAGATGGATAAGTTAACAGCACATGAAATGATTTGTGAAGAACGCTACAAAGGTCTAGTTGAGAAATTAGAGGACATGAACAAGCGTATGTGGCGGTTAGAAGGATTGACGATGGTATCAACAATAGCGGTGGTAGGAGCAGCTGTAACAGTGGTTACGTTGATAGTGTAATGGTTGACCCAATTTCAGCAATGGCAATCGCTGGTACTGCTTTTAATGCTTTAAAAAAAGGTGTATCCATTGGTAGAGACATCGAGAGCATGGGCAAAGACCTCTCTCGATGGATGTCTGCTGTATCTGATGTAGATAGAGCGCATCATGAGGCAAAAAACCCACCTATATTTAAAAAACTATTTAATGGTGCATCTGTTGAGCAAGAAGCTATAGAGTTATTTACTCAGAAGAAACAACTTGAAAATCAAAGAGATGAATTGCGTAAGTTAATATCTTCTATGTGTGGGCCTAGTGCTTGGCAAGAACTCATTCGTATGGAAAAAGATATTAGGCAACAACGCAAAGAAACTATTTACAAGCAACGTGAAGCTCGTAAACATTTCATGGAAGCAATAGCAATTATATTTTTAGGAATAACTATTGTAGGTTTCTTTGTCTTAATACTTTATCTTTGGCATAACAAAGGCTAGACATGATACAAAAGAAATTAGAAAAAGATAGTAAATACAGTTACTTAGATGTAGATGGTGACGGTATAGTTGATGATGATGAAATGCGTTTACATGACATGGAGATGCAAGACAGAAAAGAAAATGCACAACTCCGCAAACTAACAGCACAAAGACGCATGGCAACAGCCGTGTTATGTTTTATGGCTGTATATACTTTGTTAATGTTTGCGCCTTTTGTTCCTGATACACGTATCAAACTACTTACTGATTTGTCAAACTTGCTGTATATAACAGGCGGTGGTATAGTAGGAGCATACATGGGTGTTAGCGCATGGCTGAGTAAAAAATGATAGAAATACACCACAATGCAGAGATAGCGTGGGTGCTTGTGGTAGCAGTGTGGGGTAACAACGGTATAGATTGGCATCCTATTGGTCAGATGGTATTGCAACAACCTATGTTAGAACAGCAATGTAATTGGTTAGCAAGAGATGAAATGTGGGAACAATTTTATGGTAACCAATATTACAAAATGACTGCTCAATGTTATCCAGAGGAGTAGCAAATGATACAAGCATTGATAGGGCCAGTAACAGGATTATTAGATAAGTTTGTTGAGGACAAAGACCAGAAGAACGCACTTGCCCATGAAATCGCCACACTCGCAGAAAAACAAGCGCACGAAGCGCAACTCGCCCAAGTCGAAGTCAACAAAGCAGAAGCCCAGCACAGGTCAATATTTGTTGCTGGATGGCGTCCCTTTACAGGATGGGTCACTGCGTTCGCGCTTGCGTACCACTTTATCATTACTCCGTTTATTCTTTTCGCAACTGCGATTGCTGGTATTGAAATACCTGAACTACCTAGTTTCGACATGGAAACCTTAACAACTATTCTGCTTGGAATGTTAGGTCTTGGTGGTATGCGTAGCTTCGAGAAGTTTAAAGGAGTATCTAAATGAGAAAGTTTGCTAAAGTTGCTAAGACAAAAAAAGGTGTGCCAAAGAAATATGTTAAGGGTGCAAAGAACCCTAAGAAAAGAGAAGCAGAGATAAAGCGTACCTCAAAGTTATATAGACAGGGTAAACTTACACCAGCTATGATGGATAGAATTAGTAAGCAGAGGAGCAAAGGATGAGCAAAGCAGCCGTTGTAGCAAAGTATTCTAAGTCATCTGGTATATCTAAAGGCACGTTAGGTAAGGTATATCAAAGAGGATTAGGTGCATATTATTCTAGCGGTAGTAGACCTAAAGTATCAGCACATCAGTGGGCAGCTGGGCGTGTTCGCTCATTTGCAACAGGCAAGGGTGGCGCACGTAAAGCAGATGCTGATTTAACTAGAGGTGGTAAAAAGAAAAAGGCAAAAAAGAAATGATGACGAAACAGCAAAAGGCAAAGGTCAAAAAGGTAGCTTCTGGCTTGCGTAAAGCATCACGTTCTCATGCAGGACAAGCTAAATCACTACAATCTTTATTGAAAAAGAAAGGTAAGAAATAATGCCAGGTAAAAAACTATCGCCGAAACAAAAAAAACTTGCTCAAGTAGCATCACCGCGCAATAAAATAACTGGTGCTGATTTTAAGAAACTTAAAAAGAAAAAGAAATGAACCTTGATAAATTAAGAGAAGAGTTAGCTGAAGATGAGGGGTGTAAGTACGAGATATACCTTGACCATCTGGGCTTACCTACATTTGGTATCGGACATTTAATTACCAAAGATGACCCAGAATGTAGCATGGGAGTTGGCACAGTTATAGAACAAAGCCGTGTACAATCAGCATTTAATCTTGATATAACAGTTACTATAGAAGATTGTCATAGGTTATATAAAGATTTTAATGAGTTACCAGAAGAAGTTCAGTTGATAGTTGCAAACATGATGTTTAATCTAGGCTATCCAAGGCTATCTAAGTTCAAGGGCATGAAGGCAAATGTAGATGCAAGAGATTGGTCTGGTGCAGCAGATGAAATGGTTGATTCAAGATGGTACACACAAGTAACAAACAGAGCTAGACGTTTGGTAGATAGAATGAGACAGGTAGATGGTAGCGAAACGGTTTCAGAATCCTAGCGGTGGTTTAAACAGGGCTGGTAGAGCGCACTTCAAGCGCACTACTGGTGCTAATTTAAAACGTCCTGTAAAGTCCGGGGACAATCCAAGACGTGCTAGTTTTTTGTCAAGAATGGGTAATATGAAAGGGCCAGAACGTGACAGTAAGGGAAAGCCTACGAGATTACTACTTAGCCTTCGTGCGTGGGGTGCAAACAGTAAAGCTGATGCTCGTAAAAAAGGGGCATCAATCAGCAAACGCAACAAAGCCAAGAAGTAAAGAGGTCGCGTACCTCAAAGGAAAGAAAGAAAAGGAGACTGATATGCCAATGGGTAAAGGTACATATGGTTCTATGAGAGGTAGACCAAAGAAGTCACAAGCTATGAAAAAGCAAGCTGCGACTGCTATGGCTATGAAGAAAGCTAAGAAGAAGCCTAAGAAGAAGATGTAACGGTGGAGTAAAACTTTTCCTTAAATTTTATATTGATACAGTTCTGACAAATAATTTTCTTTGTTCTTATGTATTCAATAAGTTTCTTTGGTTGCCACTTTATATAATTGTTTTGAGTTTTTCTATCTAAGTCTTCAAAGGATAAAGCGTAAGCATTATCTTTGTAGCTACAGACATGGCATCCTTGTGATTGTTTGTATTTGTTTAGCCAGTACCTTCTTCTATTATATTTTTTATAATATCTTTGCTCTCTTTCTTTTCTCTTACGATATTGAGCATCATATTTATCTTCTTTGTATCTTAGGTAATCTTGCCAAGCTCTATGGTCATCATTGATATCATTTTTAATTGTTATATTATTATTATTATTGTATGATATTTTCATATCCTTCATGGATTTCCTCCCTGTTAAACTGCCCCTGTCTAGTTCTCATCTACACAGGGGTTTTTTTATTTAAAATGGTGAGTTCATTTTTTTAATAGCTGGTTGGAATGGGTTACTCACACTACCATCATCAGTTACTTCAGAAATACGAAGGTTAAATTTCTTCTTACCTCTGGCAGTTTTGTATTCTGATGCGTATAATTGTAAAGAATATGTTTTACTTGCTTCAAGTGTTACTGTTTCTGCATCTATAGAATTTGTATTCTTATTCCAAGTACCAATTTGTGTAATGTTCTGACATAATAAATTCTCATTTTTTGTTTCTGTTGGTTCAAACAAAGTTACGTCCATTATTTTAGTATAAGTTGCCATTTTTTTCTCCTATTTTGATGTAATTTCTGTCCATTTATTTCTGAACAGTTTTTGTATTATCTTGTGGTCTATTGGATATCTTTGTTCTATTTCATTTATAAATGCTTTGTTCTTGGTATGCCAAGCACTAGCATTCTCTATTGTTACAAAGTTATCAATGTGAAAGCTGACCTGATATACTTTTAATTCAAAGGTATCTAATTCTCTTGCTTGGTCTTCAGTTTTTGTATCCCTGATAATAGATGGGCCATCTTCTATAGGCTCTTCTACTTCAGGTTCAGGTTCTGGCTGATTTGTAAACCGATTAGGGTTTTGAAAACTATCAGCTTCTTCTTCTGAATAAACAAAACCAGATGCACCTATAAGTTTGAGTATTACCCTATCTTTGGC